GTTTCCCAGTCACGATCCATGGCGTTTTTAATAACAGACGCAGCAGTTTTTTTATTAATACCACTAGTATTAATAGAGTCTTCCAATTGTTTAAAAAAACCTAAAGCTTCACTAGAATCCCCAAGTATTTTTTTTCCAGCATCATCTAATACTCTAGGAGCTTGAATGTAATTATAAAGTAAATCATTATTTCTTAAGTATATTGCATCATCTACTGCAGTAATAGGTTTAGGATATTTTAATCCTGGAGTAGTTAAGTATTTGGGTAACTCTAAAACATCAGCACCTTTAGCTATTTCTTTAAATTGATCATCAATTTGATTCATAATTTTAACCAAACCTTTTTCATCTTTTTGCACTAAATTTTCGTACTGTCTTAATTCGTCAGCTTGACTTACACTTATAGGTCCGTCTGATTTAAAAGCATTTTTAATATTATCTAATCTTTTTAACAATCTTTCTTTTAAAGGTGCGTTTGAAGACGTACTGTAAAATTTCCATTCTTTTGGATCAGGTATGTTTAATTTTTGTCTTAGTTTAGTAGATTGATTGCCTAAAAATTCACCTGTGGTTCTAGCAGCAGCTCCTACTGTTTCACTTCCAATCACCTTACTCAAAGGATTAAAAACTAAATTGTTAACCGTTCTTAAAGTGGCTCTTCCTACAGGTAAGGCAACGTATTTTCCTGCAGGCATTAAACCATATTTAAGACCTAGTGTTCCTGCTACGGGCAGCGCAGCCGTAATACCACCACCTAACACCGTGCCCTCTGCACCAAATCTAATTTTTTCTTTAAAAAATTCTGCAGCCTTTGCAGATCCTTCAAGTTCATCTCCTTTATAGGCCTCTCCAAATCCAAATGTTTCACTAAGGGTTGTAAGATCACCTGGAGTCGATACTGCAAAATCTGTAATACCACCAATGCTTCCATAATAACCCGCACGTTTTGCAAGTTCTGCACTTTTAGCACCAACAGTTGGTAGACTATTTAATTTTACTATTTGACTAGCCTTGCTTAACTTTGTAATTCCGTTTGCAAGTTTAATTGCAACACCTGCAGGTAAAGCAAACTGTCCTAAAATAGAAGTTATGTCTCCAACAGCGGTATCGGTTTCGGGAGTAATTTTTTCAAAAATATTATCGATTGCAGTGATTAAGTTGGTGTCTGCTAAATAATCAATAGGCAATGCACCTAATTGAAGTAAACCTTGAACAGCTTGACTAACACCTTTAATAGCGCCTATTGGAATGTCTGTAAGATAATCTACTGCTCCAACTGTTTCAGGACTAATGTTTTGTTCAGGGGGATCAAAAAAACCACCGAATATGCCTTTATCTTCTTCAGCCATTTAACCTCCTATGTTGAAGCAGGCAATACTAAAGTTACCCCATATTTTATGTTAAATTTTGATACATCACCTTGAGTTCTAATATAAGCAAAATCTTGTAGTGCTTCTTGGCTGTTAGCTAATAATTGAACTACGTCGTTTGTTATTTCTTTAGGCAATCTATTTCTTAACTCAGCAAAAGATAATTGTTCTACTTGAGCTGTTGGCGTTTCACCTTGGCCTATGGTAGTTCCTTCAGCTAATTTTATTCTTCCTCCATCTTTAAGATTAATTCCTCCGCTTTTTAAAATAGCATCGGTTGTACGGATCCCATTATTTAAACCAGGATTATTAAACCCAAGTGCAAAATTACGTTTAGCGCTATATTCTTCTAAAAGTTCTATGTATTTAGGAGAACCTTTTTCTAATTTTTTAAGTCTTCTAGCAATTTTACTTAAGTCATCTATTAATGCGCCTGCCTGATTAAGACCTGTTAAACTAATATCTTTTTCGTCTTTGCCTCCAATTGATTTTATAACATCTTCTGTAATTTTTATTTCTGCTGCAGCAGCTTTTTTCTGTGCTTCAGTATAAGATCCGGTTTTGTCATTTACAATTTTATTTAAAGCTCTTAAATTATTGAATTGTTTTTCACTAAAACCTTCTTTGCCGGCCACAATTTTAGCTTTTTCTATTTCTTTAGTTGCACTGTAAGCTAACTTAGCAATATCTTTTTTATCTTTTTTCTTACCAGCCATTATTTTTAAAAGCTGTTTATTTAAAACTGAAGCTTTATCTGCAATAGTTCCAGGTGTTCCTATTGCCTCAGACAGAGCTATGGCTGCTAAAGCTTTATCTTCCTCTTCGCCTATTACTTTTTCTAATTTAGACTTTTCTTTTTCAAAAATATCTTCAAAAGTTTCTTCTGGTTTTTCTTTTGGTTCTTTTTTATCTTTTGGATCAATAACTACTTCTTCTACGATTTCATCAAAATTAACTTTTTTAGGACCGGCATTGGGTAAAAATTTATTTTCTTGTTTTTTTATTTCTTCTAAATTTTCTCTATCCCTTAATATTTTTCTAGTTTCTTCAGTACCTATAGCACTTAACATCCAACTAGGTAATTTATTTAAATCTGTTTCTGGCCCTGTTGGTATTTTCCCGTATCCACCTATCTCTACCATTTCTTCAAAATCAGATGTAATTTTTTTTGTTGGTCGAGTTTTTGCAACTGAAGCTACACCCATTTGAGAAGCATCCGCAGGAAAACTTTTTGCCATTATTTGATTACCTGTAGGGATTGACATACCCATTGTTGTAGAAGGAAAATCTATTCCAATTTGTTTAGTAGGGTTTTGAAAAGATATAGGGTAGTCACCTATGTAACCTCTTTGTGCTTTAATTCTAGGTGTTAATTGATCTATGCCAGTTGATCCACCTCTCCTAAACGATGGTCTTTTAAAATTCATTATCCTCTGCCTCCAAATATGCTGCCCAATCCATAAGCACTTAATCCAGCAGTAAGGGCTTGTGATAAAGGACCTAAAGTCTGTCCTCCTCCTAAATCAGTCCTTGTAGTTGAAAAAGGAACTCCGCCAACTTGACCTGCTATGCCTGATCCAAGACTCTGTATTCTATTTAAAGGCTCTTGGTAAGCTAGTTGATTTCTTTGTTGAGCTGCATCTAATACTGCTTGTCTGTAAGCTAGATCTCCTGTGCCAGCAGCACCTAAAGATTGTGTAGTCGTTGCTGCTAATGAGGGCTGTAATGAGGCAAGACCTCGTGAAAATGTTCCTAAATTTTGTTGTTGATTAAAAGCTGTTTGAGCTAAATTTTGTGCTTGAGTAAATCCTTGACCTAATAACTGCGCTTGTAAGGCTGCTCTGTTTTGAGCTGCTTGTGATGCGTATTCTGCTGCAGCCACACCTTCTCTGCCTCCACCAAAAGCTCCTGCTTGAATAGCATTAGCTGCTAGTTGAGGAACACCTCTTGCTGTTTGTCTATCAAATTCTGTCAAAGTTGTGTCAATAATTTGTTGCTGATATGGCGACATAAATTGTTGAAAAGCTTGTGGTCCAGTCAACCCTGCAGCCGCTGTTTGATATTGTGATGCTTGATCTAAGAAAGGTTGATAACCTGCAACTCCAGTGCCGGTGCCCACTCCACTAACTGCTCCTTCAGAGTCAAATGTTAATTGACCAAGTCCAGCTTGTGTTGCTGCTGATTGTTGAGCAGCTTGTGTTAATGGATTTTGAGTTGCAATCTGTGGTCCAAGTTGAGCTAAGGTTGGAACTGTTCCTATAACATTTCCTTGAGCGTCGGTAATTTGTGAGCCAGGAGCTCTACCAACCTGTTGCATTAATAAGTCAATAAAATTTTCTTGAGCTGCTTCTATAAAAGGAGCTTGTCTACTAATTTGTGTATAATCTGCCATTATGCTTTTCCTACCTGTTCCGCATTTTTCATGAGGTTATAAAGTTTTTTAGATCCTTTTTCAACATCACCTCCACCAATACCTCGCACGGCATCGGCTGTTATTACAAATTCGTTTTTACTTAACATAGCTGGTACGTCATCAGCCTTTTCTTTAATACCTACTGGTACAAAACCACCTTCGTCTCTGTAATCTCGTTCTTTTACTCCGGCACTATTTTTTCTTATTTTACCTGTAGGTACATCAGTAATACCTCCTACAGATTTAAATTCCTTACCTGTTAATTGAAATATCTCTGCTTCAATATCAGTGACGTCTTCACCTTTTGCTATTTTTTCATCTCTTAATAGTAATAGTTCGGATACTCTGTTAGCACCACTAGAGTATTTAATTCTACCGCCATCAGCTTTTTTCATTTTTAAAAATCCTTTTAGGACCATTTCATCCTCTGGAAACATACCTGGGTTTTTAAGAATTTTATGTAAATTTCTAAATGAGCTACTTGTCTGTCTTATTTTAGGATCTCCTAAAGCTCTAAACAAACGTGATTTTTCATCTCTAGTAAATACTGCATCAGAGTAGGCCATTAACATATCGTCCATATCCTCCATATCTTCATCGTCTCCAGCTTCAACATCAATTGTCATGATACCTATTTCTGCTTCTTCAGGATCCGTTCCTCTTTTTAAACCTATTCTACCTCCAGCAGCTCTCATCTCTGGTAAAAGTTCGTTTAATAGTTTCATACCGTCTTCATAAGTCATTTCTCCATCGATCGTGACTGGGAAAC